GTATGACCCTGAACCGCAAAGTCGATCCGGCCATTTACACCGCCCTGTCGTCTTCCGAATTAGAGAGAATCGTTGAATACATCAACGATTCTCAGACCGCTACCGTGGTTCATGACAAAACTCCTGGCAAACCGCATAAACAGGAGACCGTGACGTCCGAGCTAATTTATTGCTGGATGATCCAGTTCAACATTCCTGTTGAGTTTGAGAAGTGGCATCTCAATAGATTGCTTACCTTGATTAGAGTATGCGAGATAAAGATGGGCGGCGGTGCCGGCAAGATGAGCAAGCGTGACATTTTGCGCAATAACACGGCTATGAACGCAAAGCGCAGGGCTGCACGTCATACACGTGGCTAAAATTCAAAATGGAGTTGCGTATGATCGGGTTCAAGCAAAAAGGTGACTTTAAGAAGACTGAAGCCTACTTGAAGAAGCTAAAGAAGATCTCTCGCATGAACATATTTGACAAATACGGCAAGAAGGGCGTCGAAGCTCTGGCTGCCGCAACACCGGTAGACACGGGTCTTACTGCCGCGTCGTGGTACTATCGAGTCGAGTATGGCGAGACGCAAACGAAGATCATATATTGCAACTCTAACATTAACAAAAACGTCCCTATTGCAATAATCCTGCAATACGGGCATGGCACTGGAACTGGTGGATGGGTAGAGGGGCGTGATTACATCAACCCTGCCCTGAAGCCAGTGTTTGAAGGCTTTGCTAAAGAGGCGTGGGAGGAGGTGACGAAGCTATGAGCAACACCATTGACGAAAAAGTCGTGGAGATGACATTCGACAACAGCGACTTTGATCCCAATGTCGAAAAGTCCATATCCACGCTTGACAAGCTAAAAGCAGCTCTTAAGCTTAAAGATGCCGACGAGGGCCTGAATAACGTAGCCAAGTCGGCGTCTAAGATCGACATGTCCAAGGCGACTGAGTCAGTTGGGGTGCTGCAAGCCAAGTTCTCAGCGCTGCAAGTAGCCGGTATCACCGCTATCTCGAACATCACCACTCAGGCCATGAACATGGCTTCGCGCCTTGCGTCAGCCTTCACAATCGATCCTATTTCGGCCGGCTTTCAAGAGTACGAGACTCAGATGGGCGCGATCCAGACGATTCTGTCGAATACGGAGTCTAAAGGTTCTACGCTTGACGATGTTAATGACGCTCTTGATGAGCTGAACAAATACGCGGACCAGACAATTTACAATTTCACAGAGATGACCAAGAATATCGGCACGTTCACCGCCGCCGGTATTGATCTGGAAAATTCTGTGAGCGCCATCAAGGGTATCGCTAACCTGGCTGCTGTTTCTGGTTCAACTTCTACCCAAGCTTCCACGGCTATGTACCAGCTTTCGCAGGCGCTTGCGTCTGGTACGGTGAAGCTGATGGACTGGAACTCGGTGGTCAACGCTGGCATGGGCGGCGAAGTGTTCCAGAATGCTCTGAAGCGTACTTCGCGCATGATGAAGCAAACCGTCGAGGACTATGATTACGATGTTGATCAGCTTATCGAGGCAAACGGGTCATTCCGTGAGAGCCTTTCGACTGGGTGGCTTACCTCGGATGTTTTGACTGAGACCTTGGGCGAGATAGCGGGTGCTTATGGCGAGTCAGAGTTGCTTGCAAAAGGGTATACTCAGGAACAGACAACTGAGATCTTGCGGCTTGCCGAGAATGCTACTGACGCGGCCACTAAAGTCAAGACTTTTACTCAGCTGATCGATACTACTAAGGAAGCTCTTGGCTCTGGTTGGACGCAGACCTGGGAGATAATCATAGGCGACTTCGAGGAAGCGAAGTCATTCTGGACGACGATTTCTGAGGGTCTTACCGAGTTCATTAATAACATGTCGGATGCTCGCAACACCTTCCTTGAGAGCGTTCTCGGCAACAGTTCTACTGGCTGGGATCAGATGAAAGAGCTCGTTGAGGCTACCGGCGTGCCTGTCGATGACTTTGAGGCAAAGTTGCAGGAAGTCGGCCTTGCTAACGGAGCTTTTACTCAGGAGATGCTTGATGACGCGGGGTCGCTCGAGGCGACGCTTAGCAGTGGTTGGCTGACGACTGATATTTTCAATCAGACGATTGATGCGATGTCTGAGACTGAGGCGGTTACTGAAGATCTTACCGGCACTCTCGAGGCGTTTCAGAAAGTAGTCGATGAGGTTTGGTATGGTAGCTGGGGCAATGGTCAGGATCGAGTTGAGAAGCTGACTGAAGCCGGCTATGATTACAATGAGGTTCAGGAGCTTGTTAATAAGACTGTTGACGGGCATCGTCTGACTTTGGAAGACCTTAACGTCGAGACCGCTGAGGCTATTGGATATACTGAAGATCAGATAGCCGCGTTGGAGTCTTTGAAGACCGCCTCCACCGAATCCGGGCAATCTATCGAGGATCTCATTAGCTCAATGTCGCAAAAGTCTGGCCGAGAGCTTCTGATAGATAGCCTGTATCAATCTTTTGAGAATGTTAGATTGATATTGGAGCGGGTAAAGAAGGCTTGGGGCACGGCGTTTCCGGCGATCTCCTCCAAGACGGTTTACGGTTATATTTCGGCGTTCAATACATTTGTGAAGAGTCTTACACCTGCCACCGAGACCCTCGATAAGATTGAGAACGCGTTTCAAGGTCTGTTCAGGGTCGCGAAGCTCGTCGCCTCTATTGTCGGTGGGACACTGTCCCGTGTTTTCACAGCGTTTGGGAAAGCCCTAGGCGTTGTTGGCGAGGAGGCTCTTAATCTTGCTGATAGCGGCGGTGATATTCTTAACCAGTTCGCTGATTGGGCAGAGCAAACCAACCTTGTCGAGAATGTTTTAAAAGGCGTTGACGACTTGATTGACGCCATTGAGAAGCTTTTTACCACGATAGGCGATAAGCTGTCTCAGTATGGCCAGATATTCTCCGAGGCAGATGATCCTTTGAGCGGCTTTAGGGCCGTGATCGGCACCAGTGTGTCAGATATTGGCTCTTGGCTCTCGGATCAGTTCGGAGCGTTGCCCGCTGACATAATGACTGGCTTTGTCAATGGCATTGGCTCTGGCGCGCAAGCGGCTGTCGAGGCCCTTTGGAATTGGGCGAAGCAGCTCGTTCAGACAGTCAAGGACCAGCTTGGCATTCATTCTCCATCAACAGTGTTTGAGGAGATCGGCGAGAATTGTGTAAGCGGCTTTATTCAGGGCATCGTGTCTGGAGCCGGTGAGATATCAGCGACGGTCAACAAGGTGTTCTCGTTCGGGGCGGATGTCGTTAACAACATTGTCGATGGTCTGAGTGGCGCGTTTAACGCTGTGGACTGGGGTAGCGTGATAGGAACTGGTTTGGTTGTGGGATTTACCGCCAAATGGTTCACTATAATGCAGACCACCGCAGATGCAGTTTACAATTTCTCAGATATTGGCGCTGCGTTCAAGACAGTGGCGTCGAGTCTGTCAACAGGCATCACCCAGATCACAGCCGCAGTCAAGAGTAACCTTGCGGGCAACTCGTTCAAGAATGTCGCTGAGGGATTTGCACTTCTCGCTGGCTCGTTCGTGGCACTTGTTCTGGTCATGCAATACGCGGACCCGTCGGCAGTGCAGAACGCCCTTGGAGTCATGGCTGCCTTTGCGATCGGCATGGTAGCGATCCTCGCGGTGCTTGGCAAAGTAAGCTCTAACATAAATCTTGCTGATATTGGCAAGCTCGGAGTCCTTGCGGTTGCTGTTGGTGCCTCGTTTGTCCTTATGGCTGCTGCGATGGCAATAATCGGCGGCATCTCAATGGACAAACTCGGCGTTGGCGTATTGTTTGTCGTGTTGTTCGGGGCTGTTCTAGCCGGAATGGCGGCGGTGTCCAAGATAGCCGATGCAAGTGCCATGCGCGCTATAAGTGCTGCGGCTATAGCACTTGGCGCAGCATTTGTCCTTATGGCTGCGGCGTTTGCAATAGTTGCAGGCGTTAACTCCGACAGCCTCGGCCAAGGGCTGCTTGTTATTGCCTTGTTTACGACTGTCATTATAGCTTTAATGGCGATTTCCAAACTTGTCGGCAACTCATCGCTTTGGGCCATGAGCGAAATGTTCGCTTCCATATCAGCGGTGTTCATCGCAATGGCGGCCGTCGTTGTTATACTGGGCGGAATGGATCCTTCGGCTCTAGCGCGCGGTTACAGCATGGTTGTTCTGTTTGCTGTGGTAATCGCAGCACTTATGGGGATGTCGAAGCTCTGTAGTTCAAAAGATGCAGCCGAGCTGACGATCTCTATGAGCGGTGTCGCGGCGGCGTTCGTCGCGATGGCTATTGCTGTCAGGTTGCTGGCCGGCATTGATCTTGCGAGTATTCAAAATGGATTGATAGCTGTGGCTGCTCTAGCAGCAATAATCATTGCCATGGTTGCGTTGCTAAAAGTCGTCGGCGGTAACCAACCGGCCAAGATAGCGGTCGCACTGCTATCTATGACGGCTTCTGTGGCGTTGCTTGCGGTGGTAGCTGTATTGCTCGGCATGGTTGATCCAGAAGCGCTAACGCGAGGTGTTATTGCGGTTACTATTCTCGGTGTCGTCGTGTCGCTTATGACCGCAGCTTGCTCTCTCATGAACGCAAGCACTAAGAC